GTGTGCCGTCATAACAGTAGTTCAGGGTACTAGAGGTGCTCAGGTAAAATCTCAATATTCTAAGAGGCATAACGAACTTTTGCGTATGTCAGATATATCTGATTCATTTGAAATTTGTCGCAAAGCTGCGCTAATTATGACAGTTACTAGGACCGACCACGACGAAAAGAATGGTACAGTTAAATTTCTCTTGGAGAAACAGAGACGCGGTGATAAGGGCATGGCAGTATTATGCCACACAGACTATAGTACAATGAAAATTTTAGGACCAGATGTCCCATGTGAATTATATAGAGGACCAAAGGAGATAGCAGATGACGAAGAAACAGACGGAAAAGTATTTGGGTCGTAGAAAAAATCCTATGTATAAGTGCAAGTGGGAAAGACATGAAGGGTTTGCCAGATCTATTAGGGCATGGTCAAAAGTGTGGGGTCATCTTGGGGATTATGATGAAGTGCTGGCCAATGACGGCATGCAAGAATTAATTAGAATTTTAAAAGAAGTTGAAACCAAAGGATATTCTGAAGAAACATATTATCTTGCTAGTGTACACGATGATACCAATGTGTGGGAAGATTTTGATAAATTTGATGTCGGATGGACATTTGGAGCCAACAGACCACCAAAGGTAAATTAATGGCTAGTGCACAATTTTTAGAGGCGATTAGAAGATTTGATTTATTCACCTATCTTGATGATCTGGGTGTTGATCTTAAAGTAGTGTCTGATGGAGAGTATTATTACATTGCGTGTTGGGACTGTGGTAAACACAAAATGTATATACATAATCATGAAGATTTTAAGGGCTTCTTTAAATGTTGGGTGTGCGGTACTAAGGGCGATCTTTTTGATTTAATTTCACATTATGAACACATATCTCGTGCTGCTGCCATTCATATGGTTTTGGGTTATACTGTTAATCTGGCCGAAGTTGATGAGATGTCTTTATTTAATTTTGAGATTCTTAAGAAAGAAGCCAAAGTAGACAAAAACGCAGAAATTTGCTTACCATTTAATCTTAAAAAACTTACATCTATTAAACATAGCAAATGTTACACTTACGCAAGAACGCGTGGGCTAACTGACGAAATGTTAAATAAATTTGGTGTGCTAGGTTCGGACATGATGAAGCGTGTTGTTTTTCCAGTATTTGAGAAAGGAAAGACGGTGGGGTGGCAAGGGAGAACCATCCTCAAAAACATCGAGCCAAAACTATTAACTAGTAAGGGTTTCAAAAGAAGCATCAATCTGTACAATTATGACCAAGTAAAAGACAAAACGTCTATTGTTATAGTAGAAGGACCAATTGATGCTCTAAAGGCATATAAGCATAATTCTGTAGCGTTGTTGGGAAAATCTCTGTCTAAAGAACATTTGGTGCTGTTACATGCCATGCCACATCTAAAAAAGATTTATGTGGCTTTAGATCCAGATGCAGCATTGGAAGCTCAGACCATGGCAAAGATGTTATCTAGTTATTGGGATATACACGTAGTAAGATTACCACAGAATACCGATATTGGCCAATGTGATGAAGATGAAATCGATTATTATATTACTACATCCCAACCGTATGGTCAGGCATTATCTTTTGGGAGAATGTTAGATGAGGCAACATAATGGCTAAAAAAGTTATGGCAGAAATTAATTAAAAAAGGGAGGTAACCATGGATGCTATAAATTACGCAGCAATACATTGCCACTCTATGTTTAGCTCTGACGGAGTAGGCACCGTTGAACAATGGGTTAAGTCCGCAAAGGACAAGGGTCTATATGGTTTGGGGCTTAGTGACCATGGAAATTTTGGGGCCGCCCTAGAACTTTATCATGTGGGGAAGCGTGAAGAATTTCCAGTAGTTTTGGGTGAAGAATTCTACATAGTGGAAGACCTCGATCTGAAGGAATATCATCACATTACCGTGTGGTGTAAAAATGCCAAGGGTTATGAGAATCTTTGTAAACTTTCAACCATGTCATTTGGTCAAGTCTATAGAAAACCAAGAATAACTTATCAAGACCTAGTTTCTCATTGTGAAGGTCTTATAGTGGGGTCTGGTTGTTATATAGGACAAATCAACCATTGTTTGTTGGCCGGAGAAGAAGAGAAGGCTTTACATTTAACTACCATGTTAAAGAATGCTTTTGGTGACGATTTCTACATGGAGATTATGCCAGCCTATGTTAATAATGACAAGCGGCTTTCCTTAGAAGGCACAGAAAATATACAGATTAAAATGAACACCCTAATTTTGGAGTGGGCCAAAAAGCATGACATTAAATACATATGTTCATCCGATGCTCATATGCCAGACTTGAGCATGGAAATTGTACAGCGCATTAAAATGGCCAATTATTCTAGGAGCAAAAAAGAAACGTGGGAATTTGATTATATTTATTATCTACGTGACCCAGAAGGATACAAGAAACAGTGGCTTGGAGAGCTTAAAATTACAGAAGATGTTCTCGCGGTTGGTTGTGCCAATACCGTAGAGATCGTAGATAAATGTAAAGATTTAAATCTATCTTTTACTGAGCGATTGCCTGGGCTTGATTATGATCGTTACCCATTTTGCAATAAGAGAATGTCCAGTTTAGAGGTTGTAGAGAAAATGATTGATTATCATGGGCGCATCGATCTAGATAATCCCATTTATGTTAAAAGGTTGGTTAAAGAACTTAAGGTTTTACATAAAAACGGCATTATGGATTTGTTGGATTATTTTTTATTACTTGAAGATGTATGCCGCCATGTAAAGTATAATAAACTCACCCTACAGGGGGTGTCTCGTGGCTCTGCTGGTGGTTCTTTGTTGGCTTATGGTCTTGGGCTTATTGACCTCGATCCGATTAAATTTGACTTGTCGTTCGAGAGATTTATTAATATGGCTCGTATCAAAGGCGGTACCCTGCCTGATATTGATCTCGATTTTGGCGATCGTAATGTGGTTATTGAATATATTAGGAGTGTTTTTGGCGACGAATACGTGGCTAATTTCGGTATTCAACTCACTCTAAAACTAAAGATGGCTCTTAAGGATACTCTGCGGATTCTGCGCCCTGGCATGCCCCAACCCATGGCCGATAGCTATGCCGCTAAAATACCATATGTAGATAATGAGTCTCATCTAAATGATAAAGAGACCATGGCCCTATTAGAAGATTCACCAATACTATGGAAATATCTATCAGAATCAAAAAACAAAGATGTGCTGGACGGGTTGTTAGGGTCTGTGGGTCAGATGAGGCAATATGGTGTTCACGCTGCTGCCGTGGCTATTAGTCCCACACCTATTAGTAGTTTCATACCTTTGACAAAGAGAGTCAAAGATAAGTATATGTATACTCAGTATTCCATGGAGTGGTGTAACAAAGCTGGCCTAGTTAAATATGACATACTTGGATTAACCACTCTTGAAATCATTCAAGAATGTCTTGATCTAATAAAAATAAATCATGGCATAGACATAAAACCTTGGTCATTAGCCCTAGACGATAAAGAAACATTGGATGCTTTCTGGAAGATGGAAGTTGACACAATTTTTCAGTTTAATACCGATGCTGTTAGAGACGTGTTGAGGGATGCCATTGTTACCGAATTTAACGATTTAGCAGTGATTAATACTTTGGTTAGACCAGGTACGTTTGACATGGGCATGCACAAAGAGTGGGTTGGTCGTCGTCTTGGGGAGAGACCCATAGAATATCCACACCATTCATTAGAACCCATTCTTAAAGACACCCTTGGGATTATGCTCTATCAGGAGCAAGTGATGGGGTCTTTGAAGGTACTGGCGGGATATTCGGATGAGGAAGCCGACGATATTAGACGAGCCATAGGAAAAAAGAAGATTAGCATCATTAATAAATATGGTGCTGAATTTGCCACTAGGGTGGCAACCTATCATAAAGACATTGATAAACCTAAAGCAGACGAAATTTGGAAACTTATTGAGGCGTTTGGGCGATATAGTTTTAATAAATCACACAGCATAGGCTATTCCATTATTTCTTATGTCCAGCAATATCTTAAAGTGCACTATCCTATTGAATATTGGTGTGCAGTATTAATGGCTGAGGATGATTCGGATAAGAAGAGGATACTATATAAGAAAATTAAGGGCTTTATGGCTGGCTATGACATTAATGTGTCTGGCGAAAAATTTTCCATCCATAATAATAAAATCGTTCCACCCCTTAGTTCTATTAAGTCGGTTGGGGCTGGAGTGGCAGATCACATCAAGAGTCTTAGACCCATTGTATCTTTTGAAGATTTTGCTTCTAGAATTGACAAATCCATCGTTAAAAAACACATTATGATAGGTATGATCATTGGCGGGTTATTTGAAGCCCTTGAACCCAATTTAACAGAGATAGAGATGATAGGCACATATTACGACATGCGTCAGGGGGCCAAAATCAAGAGGGATGGTCAGCCCAACAAGGCTCGTAAGGAATATGAGCGTAAATATCTTACCATGACCAGGGGTGAACTCAACCTAGAGAAATTGACATTATTACCATTTAATGACATTGATCTTATGGACATGATTCCTTCAGATAAGCGTGAGCATTTTGTGGATTATGAAACAGCCAGGGGATTACCCGACCACCATCCAGTATATTTATTGGGCATGGTTGTTAAATCTCATCACATTAGAGACAAAAATGGCAACCCTATGTTTTTTGCTGATCTCATTAATGGTGGGGATACAATTAATCTTACTGTATGGCATTCGTGTGCTAAGATATACAGAGATTTATTCACCAAAGGTAAGATAATCGCCTTCAAAGGTGAAGTTAATAGATACAACGGTAAATTTTCCATAACTCTTTTAAAAGCACAGGAGATGACAAATGAAACTGCAAGAGCTAGCTAAAAAATCACAAATAGTATTGTCTGTTGTAGGGCCGAAGGGATCTGGGAAGACTTGTCTTTGTAAGAATTTACAGAAGAAATATGGTGGAGAGGTAGTGTCTTTTGCCTCAGTATTACGTCAGATAGTTATGAAGGCTTTTGAATTAACTGAAGAAGATGTGGGTAAGCTTAAGGACGAACCCATGCACATACCAAGACAGATGCGTCCAAAGTTTTTCAGGCGTCTGGTGAAAGAAATACAGGTACGTTTAGAGTCAGCTGGAGATAAGACTTTTGATTGGCGTAAAGTAGCTATTAATAAATTTGCCGCCCCCATGTTTACGACACCACGTCAAATTATGCAGTGGGTCGGTACAGATTTTATTCTTGAATTGTGTCCTGAGTTTCATTGTATTCTATTGGGCATGCAGATGACCAAGAATGGTCTATACTTTGTTGACGACTGCCGGTTTATTGATGAGTATAATGCCCTACATGGGGCGTTTGATAATTTATGTGTCATTAAAATTCGAAAACGTAACGAGATCGATAAAAGTGAGGTAGAACATTCATCTGAAGCGGAATGGGATGACATTACTCATGACCACGAAATTAAAAATGACGGCAGTCTTGGCGCATATTATAAGGGGGGTGAAGCCCTCTATAAAAAATTTTTGGCGTCCATTGCTTCTGACATAAAAATTGACAAAGGTAATGACATACCATTGGAGTTTGATGAAAAAGAAACACCAGAAGATGACACACCAGCACTTATTAAAATACTTGCCAATGTTGATGAGCCTTCATTGGAGGTCCCGTCAGACACAATATCTACAAAAATAGGTAAATTCATCAGACGTAGTGCGCGCCCATCGGATAAAAAATGACTTGGAAAATTATAAGGTTTTGTTTCTATATTATTACTGGTTTGGTGGTCGTTTGGTACATTAATGATTGGTATGATACCAAACCACATCCTGTGTTAGATACTATGGAAATTATTAATAAGGCGGTAAATCCTATTGTGGCTGTTAAGAAGAGGATAAAATCCATATTGGACGCTACACCAAAGGACAAACCTCATGATATATCCACGGGATTATCCCCCAAAGGACCCACCGATAACGGAAGCTCTGCTGAAGCAAGTCTTAAAAATGGTTTTAGTAACGACATACATCTTGACTTGGGTGTTTACAATAGTTTACTTAGTTTGGACGAGAAATACCTCACTCCCAAGATTAGCATCGGAATCTCTTTTTTTTCTTATGGTAATTTAATTATTGATAAGTGGCGCTTTGTCAGATTGGGTACAGGAGGAATGGTGAACTCTGGTGTAGATATTACAATTTCTCCTATTATGTATAACGTTGGCAATTTAGTGCCAATTTTACGTAATACTTACATACATCCTTACATAGGTTATAACATTACTAATGGACGGCCCATCATGGGCATGCAACTTTCTTTATCTTTTTAATTGGAGGTGTAACATGGATTTGTTTAACGACGATGTATCAGGAGTAGCTGAAGAACTGCAGAAGACTAAGAGTGAAATCGCTTCAAGTAAGTCGTATGGTGGAGATCGTAAGATTTTTAAATTTGAACTTGGTGAACAGGGTAATCGTGTTCGGGTTCTCCCCCCTCTGTATGGCAAGAAGTTGCCATGGGAGCATGTAAAGATTCATTTTAATCTGATCGGTTCTAATGGCAAGCAGATGGCGTTATTGTGTGGTATGCTTAAATTTGATGAGTGTCCTCTGTGTCGTGAAGCAGCCCTCTTTAGAGAGGCTGGGGACAATTTGAAATCGTGGAACGCCATGGCCAAAGATCAGTATATCTATAATGTTATTGATCCAGAGGGAGAAGTGGCCCTTATGACGGCTGATCGGAATCTTCAAGAAGAATTGGTTAAGCAATTTGAATATGCCGTGTCTTCTGACGCTGTGGAATCTGGTCGCGCAGCTGCTTACCCATGGGATTTGAAGAATGGGTTTGATATCAAAATTATTAAAACCAAGGGCCAGAAATCTGGTAAGCAAAAATTCGCCCCGAATAAATGGGAAGTGCGTCTACTAGCTCCCAAGACCCTAGAAATAGAAGAACTTGAGAAAATGGCAGACAAGATCAATGATTTGACTAAACAATATCAGATCTTTAGCCCAGAAGAATTACAGAAAATTCTTGATGGTGAGTTAGATCCATTTGCTAAGAAAGAAGAAACTGTTGTTGAGGCAACAGAGAATAAAAAAGAAGAAAAGGCAGAAAAGGCAGAAGAAGAAGTTGAAAATACTGCTGACGTGAAGTCCAAAATGAAATCCCTCACCAAGATGGTAGAGGAGGAATAATTATGGCAGAATTAAAAGACATATTGGCCAAATTATATAAAGGTGGTAATTTTAAACCATCTTCTGACTTAAGACCCTCATTACCCACCTCTACTCCGTCGCCCAGCGTAAATTGGGCGATAGGGGGTGGGATTTATCCCGGATTGGTCTATTGTTATGAAGGCGTTGAAAGCTCTGGTAAGTCTTATTTTGCCATGGAATGCGTTAAGAACCTACTTAAAAGCGATCCAAATGGCATAGTATTGTGGTATGATGCTGAGTTTTCATTTGCCCATTCTGGGTCTCACTGGCGTGACCTACTAATAGCTCCAGATGACCATGCCCGCATTGCAGTTAAAGAATCTAATAATGTGGTGGAAATTTTTGATGACTTTAATAGGGTTATCATGGATTTAGTTGTAAATCATGGCGCTAAAATACTGGCGGTAGTTTTGGACAGCATTCAAGCCGTCAAACCACCAGCAGAGGCCAAGGCCGATAAGAGTACTTCTATTATTATGGGAGATTTGTCGAAATATCTTCCAAGGGCTTTTCGGCTCATTATTGCTGATTCTCGTAAGTACGACATCCCATGGTTGATGATTTCTCAGGTTAGACAAAACTTAGACCCCAATGCTAAATATACGGGTAAACAGTACATCTCTTCTGGTGGTCAGGCATTTAAACATCATACTGATGTGGAGATGTTTTTTGACACCGCGTGGGGCAAAGACAGCAAGCTCTACGGTGAGAGCAAGGGCATGAATGAAAAGCCAGTGCAGATTGGACATACTGTTCGCATGAAGGTGCGTAAGTCTAAAGTTTGTCCACCACATAGGATAGCTGAGTTTAAGGTCAGTTATAAGCAAGGTATTGTAGAGGTGGACTCTGAATTGGTGCACCTAGCCATTAATCTTGGCATTATTACTAGGGATGGTAGTTATTATTATTTTAATGAACAGAAATTGGGTCTTGGCAAACCCAAAACCATTGAAGTAGTTATGGCGTCTCCAGAATTACGTGAAGCCATTATGAAAGATGTTGAGGCCTTTACAGATCAGAAAATCATAAGTGGCAAAGACATCATAGCATCGGACGGAGAAGAATGAAGCGCGCAATACTTGGTGACATACATTCTAAGTCGGCCAATAAAGATTTAACGGCTGAGTTTTTTGATTCTTTTGCTAAGTATTGTAAAGAAAATCAAATTACTTCTTTGTGCTTGCTTGGTGATGTGTACAACCAGAGGGCTGTTGTTCGATCTGAACTGCAACGCATGCTAGTTAAGGCATTTAGTAAGCTGCTGGCAGCTGGTGTGAAAACAATAGACATAGTGGTCGGTAATCATGATCTAGATTCTTTAGACGTTACCGATCATTCTCTGGATGTATTTGAATGGATTTACCCCAAGTACATCAAGGTTCATACGGATGCCACCATTGTTGGTGACGAGATGTTTATACCGTATACTAGGGATTACGAAAAAATACAAAAGACTTTGGAAGAATGTGAGGGGAAGACAGTATATTGTCATCTCCCCATAACTGGATTTATGTTGGCCCCCCGTTTAATGGAAAAGAACGGCGTACCCTTACAGTGGTTTTCTAAGGCCAAAAAGGTGTACGCCGGTCATTTTCATGCCCAACAACAGAAAGATAATGTGGTATTCCCTGGTTCTATATTTGTTAATACATATTCTGAAGCTGGTATGGACCCACACTTTTTAGTAATAGACGATGGGGTCATGTCCATAGAACGGGTTAAAAGTTTGTGTCCTACGGTTCCTCGTTATTACATACACGAAGTCGATCCTACATGGGATTACAGCGGTGTCGATTGGGATAACAATTACCATAAATTTATTATTAGTGCCAACATACTACAAGATTGTGTTGACTTTAAAAATGAGCTTGTGATCGTAGCTAAGGAAAACGCCCCGCGTAGTTTGCAATTTCAATATTTAACAGAGTGCATTCAAGAAGGCAAAATAAACGAGAATGCCACTTTAGAAGAGATTTTTTGTAATTTCATTGATGAAGATGGCATAAAGAAGAATTTTATGAAACGGTCTGAGAAAGAAGTAGTTAAAACTTTTGGCCTTAAATACATGAGGGACATAGATGCCCCAGTTTAATTATAAATGTGGTTGTGGACATGAATTTACTTACATAGTGTCCTATGATGATCGTAAATGTGTTACTTGCCCCCAGTGTGGAAATGCGGCCGATCTGCAATATGGTTTGCTTCAAGCGGCAGGGAAAACGGAAGCGTACGATATTGTAGTGCCCCACATAAATAAGAAGGGACTACGTGGTGTTAATAAAGTTCTTAAAGATCGATGGTGGAAATATAAACTAGCTCATGATGTTCCGGATTTAATAGACAAACATGGACTAAAAACCGCTAAGAACCTTGGCCTAGTTAAGAAAAACAAAATTGTTGGCCCTGAGGAATAATGTTTTTTTCATTTAATAAAATTACAATTAAAGATTTCATGAGCTATGAGAAGGCGGAATTCCCGTTCTGGAAGGGACTCACCATCGTAGAGGGTCTCAATGAAGACACTGGTAGCGGTGTTGGGTCTGGTAAGTCTTCCATTTTTGATGCATTAATATGGGGTCTATTTGGTCATCATCCTAAAGTGCTCAAACTTGAAGAATTAACCAGACGAGGCACTGACAGTGCCTATGTGGAGATACTATTTTCTGATGACGTCGGGAATGATTATATTATACAGAGAACAAGTGATCCGTCCACACTTGAATTCTACATAAACGGAAAACAAAAATTATTAGAGAACAAACCAGCTCTACAGGAATATATTATTGAATTATTGGGTTGTGATTATAATGCATTCTTAAAATCTGTGTATTTCAATCAGGGTACAGTTAGTAGATTTTTGATGATTCCTCCTGAGGAACGCAAAGACGTTTTATTTAAGGCTCAGGGTCTTAGTAAAATTGACAACATATATGATCAAGCGTCTAGTGATAAAAAAGATTTAGATAATGCGATGGCTCAATCACTTACGCGGGCCACACAATTAACAGATACTATATCCGAATTGGAAAATGCTACTAAGTCTTTCAAAGAGAAGGCTCAGAATTTTGTTAAAGAACGTGCTACCGAAATAGAATATATAGATAAAGAATTGATTGAAGTAGAGAGAAAAATTGAAGATGCACAGGCCGATTCAATATGTTCAATTTCTCTTCCAGAAGTTGAAGCTTTTGAGAGTGAATCTGCTGCCATCGAAACAAAACTTAATAGCGTCAAAGAGCTTCGTGGTCATAGACTTAAATTAGTGGCCGAATGTGATCTCTTGGTAGATGGGATTGGTGTTATAGATAAAGATTTAAAGACCATGAGCGGTGTGGGTAAGCCATGCCCATTCTGTGCCAAACCTCTAGAAGATAAAGTGGCAGAGGAGAAGATCAAAAAATTCGACATAGATCGTATATCATTAAATAACCACTTGACTAATAAGAAGATAAGAATCACAGATTTAGAACAAGAAATCGTTGTTATCCCATCTATGGAGAAAGAAATAGAAGAACTTAATTTTAAAATTAAGGGTGGTCGTTCTACTTTAGATCGTTTGTCTGCTAATCAAGAAATGCAAAGAGTTTATTCAGATAGGAAGATGGAATTAAAACGTCAACGCGGTAAGGTTATGGTTAAACAAAATGAATATATCGCATTGGCTAATGATAACATATCAAGAATAAAAGAGCTTAACGCAGAATTTGATTCAATAAGTAATAATGTGGCTGCAGACAAGAAGAAATCCCGCATGATTAATGCTATGAAGGGTGCTTTTGGTCCCCATGGTATAAAGGCTTTTGTACTTAATGGTATTTTGTCAGAACTTAATCAGACCATAAAAAGTTATCTTTCGGTTCTTTATGAACAAAACGTTGACATTGTATTTCACATTATACAGAAACAAAGACTCACTACCGACCCCATTAAATATAAGATTGCAGTCGAATGTTATGTAGATGGGGCAGATTGGAATTTTAATGCTCTATCTGGTGGTGAGAAACGCAGGGCCATATTGGCTGCTGATCTAGCCCTTGCCAAAGTGATGGCCAAAAGATATGGTAACGGGTTTAATCTATTAATTCTTGATGAGGTAACTACCGATTTAGATGAAGCATCTCGGTCTAAATTTTATGAATTGTTGCAAGTATTATCTGAAGATAAAAACATATGTTTAATTGACCATGCATTTGATGTGAAGAGCATCCCAAATGCCAACATGCTTCGGGTTGTTAAGACCAGAGGCATTTCTACCATAAAGGTATAACGTGATACTATTAGGAATTGATCCATCTACAAAATGTACTGGTCTGGCAGTATTTCACAATAAAACACTTGTTTTTACCGATGCCATTGTTGCCAATCCAAAGGATGGCGTACGCCTGCGCATTAGTTCTATGGGCCATGGCATAGACAATTTTTTTGGTCAAATTGTTGATATTTGTGGCGGCATGCCTAACTCTGTTTGTATTGAAGAGGGTATGTATAGGGGCAAGGCCAATGAAGCTCTTAAACGTTTGTTAGGGGTAATAGAGTATATTATGCCATCATACACTAAGATCATTACCATCCACCCATCTTCATTAAAATTATTTATGGGGTCGGGTGGTTTGAACAAGCTTCAGATGGCTACAAGTGCCCTAGATAAATTATCTACTAAGAAGGAACGTGCTATACTTGCTAAAGCAGTTAATGATAAACAATGGGACATTACTGATGCAATATGTGTAGGGTTGTATGGGATTGAACAATAGAGAAAGAGAATAATCATGGCAGAATCAAAGGCAGAATCAAAGGCAGAATCAAAGGCAGAATCAAAGGCAGAACCAAAACACGATAGGAAGTCTATAGCGCTCCAACAATCTCCTGTTGATAAGGCTTTGATTGATCAAAACGGAGCATTGCGTGATGCTATTAATGAGAAGACGGATATTTCTTCTTTATTATCTGGTGCCACTGAATGGATGGGTAATTACGGCATTATCTCTAGCTGGCATTATAATAACATTGTATTAGACTTACTTAGCTCGGTTCCATACTTATATAACGTTGAATTAGAAATAAACACCGAAAAGAGATATATAAAATGTGTGGTGTATGTCAACATGTGGTATTTTTTAGGGCGAAAGGATCGATGGCGTCGATTGTGTGAATTGGGGCACTATAAGAGACATATGTTTGACCGTCTCGCGTTTGTTATGCATGAATATGCCCCTAAATACAATGTGGACGCATCAATTATATATGGAAAACCAAAACGATCAATCTCCGGAGACAATACAGACGGTGCCGCATAGGACGATACCTCTAGAATTAGAACCTACCCTATTCTTCTTGTGGTTTAGTGGCTTGTCCTATAGTGACATAGCCAGACAATATGACAATACTGAAACTCCATTTAGTGCGTCTCAATTGGGTTCATTCTCCAAAAAACATGGGTGGCCAACGCGCAAGAAGAATGTATTAGATAACTTGCGGAGTGATTTTGATGACATAATACAACATTCCAGAGCCAAAAAGATGACTTCTGTGGCCATGGCTGTTGATACGGTTTCAGAAATGATTATCAAAGATGTTACTGACTTTAGAAGTAATCCAAAATCTTTTTGGGATCAAGTATATACAAAACAGCGCCCACGTCCATTCTGGATGGCCAAATCTGTAGACGATCTTGTTAATTTGTTCAAGTTGCAAAGTTATTTAGAGGGTCGTAAAGAGGATGAAGATGATGGGGCTGACGCTGGATTTACTGTAGAACAGAGATCTACCCTATTAAAGACACTTTCAGATTTAAGGGGTGCTTCTAATACCACACCTGAATTAATTGATGGTGTTGTTGATGCAGAAGTAATTGTGGATTCTAAAGATGGCAATAAGTAGACAAGATGAAAAGCGCATGCGAGTGCTCAGGGATGCTCCCATAAAGACCCGTGAGGACTTTGCTGCTTATGTTTCTGGGTTTTTAGATGTTCATTTGGCTTCTCAGGTTCTAACACCAGGACATTCCAACCCCCTAGACTTTGCATGGGACATTTATAGAACGGCCATGATGCCGAATGCCTCTCATGTGCCGACTACATTTCTGGGGTTGGCAAATCGTGGTGGTCAAAAAACTCTTACATGCTCAGTCATCATTACATTACTTTTGGCACACGATCATTTACGTGACATTATCCACATGGCATCTATTGCTCCGCAGTCAGAAGTGTTACATAAAGTGTGGCTAACTCGTCATAAAGCATTGCCATTTATGGGGGAGATCTTTAAAGATTTTTCCATGCGTAGGACTAAAGTCCAAAGTGGTAGGAGCCTTACCATTACATGGGGTACGATGGATGCTGTGAACGCCCATCACGGTGGTGTTTTAATTCAGGATGAGGTCGATTTAACAGATCCCGTAGTTTTTGATGAGTCTAAAGGTATGTTGATTTCTCAAGAGGGTAGATCTCCTCTTAATATTATGATTTCATCTCGTAAGTACGCTGTTGGTAACATTCAAAATATATTAGACAAGTCTGAGCAAGATGAGGAATACTCCAGTACCATAAAAGTACATAAATGGGGACAATTAGAGACCGCAAGAAAATGTTATGATGAAAGATCTGGTACTTTTGGTCACGAAATAATGGTCGATCAAGATGGATTGTCAGCTTTGTCTTTTCATGATTGGGACAAATTAGGGCAGACTGATAAGAATAAATTTCAAAAGCAAACGGGATATAAGAATTGTTTACAATGTGGTATTTTTTCGTTTTGCTTGGGTCGCCTTAAAGATCAGATAGACAATATCCACCTCACTCCTATCAATGACGTTGTTAAATTCTTTAGAAATGATAATAGGGAGTTCTTTAAATCTCAGAGACTCAATTATAAACCTTCTACCAAAGGTTTGATTTACCCCACATATGATCCGAGTGTTCACAATAAATCTATGGTAGAGTTGGTGTCATTGTTGAGTGGCAAAGAAAAAAATAAGGACACCGATTTTGAAGCTTTAATGAAACTCGTTGTGAAAGGCAAAATGCCTCTATATATGGGGGTCGACTTTGGTTTTAATAGCGCTGCAGCTACTTTATTAACCATAAAAAATGATAAAAATGATCGTCCTACGGCTATCGTTCTTGATGAACTGCCCTTGAGCGGTTTTTCCGACAGAGAATTTGCTTTAGAGACATATACTAGATGGGGTATGTATCCAATAATATATATATTTCCTGACGTTGCGTCTCCGGGTGGTATTAAAGAATTTAGAGAGGTGTGGGGATCTAAAACGGGGGTGTGTTCTACAACCAATAAAGACGTGTCTTATGGCATAAGCATTATGAGAAATCTTTTTATGTGGCCAGGTACTACTGAGCCTCATCTGTTTTTTAATAGAGACAAATGCCCTGGATGCAGGACTGCTTTTAGGAATTATAGATATAGGATTGACACCAAAACCACAGACCCCATAGACAAGGTTTTTAAATTTGCAGACCATTTACCGGATTGTGTTAGATATCCTATAGCTACCCTATTAGGTACCACTCCATTTACGGTGTCTTTCGGTGAACAGAAGGATGGTCAATCATTAGAAGACCAGACGGTAGTATCATTAGATGGAAGCGAACCACTGGTTAGGGCTCCAACTGGTGATGAATTATTAAATATTTTGGGCCATCACGTTGGGGCCGGAGATACTACTGATTCTAGGTCTGAAGAAGACAAGGCTAAATTTAATTTTAGTTTTGGAAAAGGTGGCGGGTAGTATATAATAATGTTATAGGAGGACTATATGTCAACTGGCATCTTTATAGTAGATCTAATGACTTATGACGATACGGGTAGTACTAATGACCCATATCAATCCATTTTGAGGTGGCGCAAAGAGAGTAATGTTACTGGACTTAATTACGCTGCAGCTCAAAATCTAGTATTAGCCACTGGTAATCACACCATTGGACTACCTTCAACGCCGCTACAGTGGGTATATATTGAAACAGACCAAACAGTAAATGTTAGATTTGATGGATCTGTGACAGACGATGTGGTTGTTTCTCCATCTGTTGCTGGTACGAAGGATGGAATGTTCCTTAAGAGGGGCGCTTTTGCATCATTGGTTCTCAATGTTCCTGGTGCTACTTCTGCTAATGTTACCGTGTTTGCGGCTTATTGAGGTTATAAATGGATAACGACAATAGTAAGAAAATTTCGTTTTGGAAGAGTGCTGCTAGTTTAGTTGGTAATGGCATGGACTTTTTAAACACTTCTGCTGAAGGTTTGCTAGAAAAAGCCAAAAAGAAGAAACCTGGGCTATATGAGGTTCAACGCATATCTATTGTAGATAATCTTGAAATGGCTCAGCCTCAAGAAGACTATCTTGAGAGATTTTCATTTTTGAGTTTTGGTACTCTTAATCTAATGGCTAAAAAAGATACGATTATTGCTGCCATTATTGGTAGGCGCATTAGTCAAATATCAAAATTTGCAAGGGTTTCTAAAAATAAACATCAGACTGGTTTCCGTATTGTTAAGGCTGACGATTCTCCTTTTGCCGATGAAAAAGAGGCCGAAGGTGCCATGTTTTTGCAGAAATGGATATCAAACATGGGTTATGAAGATCGTCCTCCAGAACAAAAATTAACTTTTGAAGAATTTTTGAAGCGCTCTACCAATGACATCATGGTCTTTGATCAACTGAGCATAGAAAAAATCCCTACCAATGATGGCTCCATTCATAGTCTTTGGCCTGTAGATGCTTCTACGATAAGGTTGGCTCGCAAATCTGCTAAACCAAAGACCCCCGGCCAGTTGGCTACTCCTGGGACAATGAATAGTTCTGTGGATTATGACAGTGAAGCAGAGCGTACTATAGCCATAGACGAAAGACATGAAGACATTGAACCTGGGGAAATTGCCTTTGTGCAGGTTGTAAATGGTAAGATTGTTACTCAATATACCAGAGAAGATTTGGTTTTTAAAACTTTTAGCCCAACCAACGATGTAACATTAAACGGTTATTCAATGGGGTTTCTAGAAAAACTGGTTACTACTGTTACTTCTCACATCTTTGCCGAATCACACAATCGACTTTTCTTTACTCAAGGTTTTTCGACACGTGGGATTCTTGTGTTACGAGGTAATATTCCTCAGCAACAATTGGATGCATTTAGACGTCAGTGGTATGCACAGGTTTCAGCTGCTCCGAACTCTTGGCGCACGCCCATTATTGGTGGAGAAGAGCTTGAGATTCAATGGGTTCCACTTCAGATGAACAACAGAGACATGGAATACTCTTTCTGGATGGAATACCTTGTCAAAATTATTTGCGCCCTTGCTTTAATTAACCCCCTTGAGATCGGGTGGGCTTCGGCTCCGTCTGGATCTACGATGGGGGATTCTGGAAAGCGTAATGAGATCATGCTTACTGAATCTAAGGACGTTGGTCTTGAGCCAATTCTTAGATTTTATGAAGACGTTATTAACCGAGAATTAATGCCATTTATAGACCCAAAATTGGCTGGCATATATAAGTTTGTGTGGGTTGGTTTGGGTCAGGATAGTCCATCAGAAGAAGTCAATCGTTTAATTCAAGAGCTTAATAATTATAAGACTCTTAATGAAGTGCGTGCTGACATGGAATTGCCACCCATTGGTGAGCCACTTGGGAGTTTCATTCTTAACCCCACCCTCATTCCGTTTTATCAGGCAATTTATTTTCCTGAGCCTACAGATGATGGTGCCACATCTAGTGACAAGGTGGGCAAGACCAAGAAAATCAAAAATAAAGAATCCAAGAAAACCAGAAAAAAATAAGAACATAATAATAAAACATTAGGAGAAAATAATTATGGTAAGAAAGAAGAAACATATACAATCTGATGTGGCTAAACCAATTGAAAAAAAGAGTGCTTTAGAAGACATTAAATTTAAATATGATTTATTGTCGTATGTGGAAAAACTCAAGACTTGTGAGAACTTTCCATTTATTACTAAACTTAAGCCGCCTGATAATGTGAGGGATTTTATCTTGGCTTCTTATGGTGCTTGGGTTGCTAGTCTAGAGAATCCAAGCGGCAATGGGGTGGGGGCAGAGCCGAAGGAACCGGTGGGTAATCAAGAACAACTTAAGCCTCAGTTTAATCAAATGGAGATGCAGTTTTTGAAACAATTTATTAACAAAGCCATAAGTAAGGGTATGCCACAGCAACCAGGAATGTCATCAGGCGTCAATGCTAATCAAGTACCAATACCCATGAATAACAACAACCCACCACCAATCACATAGAGGATAACATGACAGACAAAAAATTTAGAGCAGAAAAAGAAAAATTGCAGCAGAAATTAGAGGGAGCACCAGCAGGGATGCCTAATATTTCGGCTGAGCAGATGCAGCAGGGCATGGACAACATGAAAAAAATGTTAGGTATTGCTGACATTGAACAGCGTATTGGTAACAATGCTACCATGCTTAATGAAATTGCCATTAAGCTCTCTACTGTTATTGAATTATGCCTAAAGGCAGAAACTTTTACTAGGGAAGCACTTGACTCCACATTTGATTCCATGAAGATGGATTTTTATGCGCAGCTTGAAAAGGGTCTTGATGCCAAGAATGGTGTTGAACTCGTTGACGATCCAGCCATCGAAGGTGACACAGTATTGCTCAATTATAAAGTAGAAAACGAAGGCAAGGTAGTAGAGGAACAGGCGATTACAGTCACTCTTAATAAAACTGAGAATTTAACACCACAGACCCTCCAGACAATTGATGCATTGCTTGGTATGAAGGCGGGGGATGAAACCAAGATTAATATGGACATCCCAGCTGAAGCCAAAGGCAATCCATATGCGGGCAAATCTATTGTTATGCATGTGAAGGTTCTAAAGGTGAAGAGGATTACCGCCCCAGAAAAGGATAATGGTTAATTTGTGGACCACCCGCTACAAAAAATGCGGGATGCCATAAAAGAAGATTATGTTAAAGTTTGGGAAGAACATGGCTCCCCACCGTCGAGAGATTTTTATGTAATAAAAGGCACTTACAACAAGGAGCAAATAAACAAATATTTTGGATCGTTTTCAGCGTTTAAAGGTTATTGTTGTCATGGTGGGCAAGCAGAACTGGCTCGTTCCACCAAAAGAAAGATGATTAAGCGAGAGATGCAGCAAATTTCTAGCAAAAAAATACATCAACAAATTATTCCATTTAGTGGTAAATGGCAAACACAGATTCATAAAAAATCTAATTATAAGCAGTTGATGGTTGCTTTTGATTTCCATGATGAATATGTTGATCCATTTTGTTTAAAAACCTTTATAGAAACGTGCAGAGAGAGACGACCTGAGTATATTAATCTTGGTGGCGATGTTATTGATTTTTATGAGTTGTCACATTTTAGTAAAGACCCGTCCCGCATTTACACCCTCCAAAGACAGATAGACTTTGTTATAAACAATATTTTAAGGCCCATTAGAGAAGCGTGTCCCCGATCTCAAATAGACTATATACTTGGCAATCATGAATTCCGTTTAATAAAATTTTTGATGACTGAAGGGCAAGCCATTGCTTCTTTAAAATGCTTGGAATTTGGAGAATTGTTACATTTAGAAGAATTTAAGATTAATCTTATCGCTTCCCATCCATTAGATCGTATTGACGACAAGTCTCTTCGCAATTATGTAATATATGAGGGCATGTATTTAGTAACTCATGGTACATCTACCACTAAAAACCACGCTGAAAAAGAATTGGCAACTTGGCGCATGTCGGGTTGTTCTGGTCATGTGCACCATAGACAAAAGGCCAACCAGACCGAATCAATAGTACAATCTACAGTTTCAGTACATGGAGAAATGGATTGGACATCGTGTGGGTGTATGTGTCAGAAGTTAGCTGGGAAAGATTATATACACGACATCATAAAATGGCAAAATGGGTTTAACTGTGTTCACTTATTTCCACAGGATGGTACTCATATTAATGAATACATAGAAATTAAAAATGGAATAGCCATTATTGGGGGTAGTCCCATTGTCGGCACCAAATCTTAAAAAAAATAAAATGGCTAAGAACATTAATAAACACAGTGTTGTTGACCATCATGTTTTGTCGTTTTTAAAAGATGTTGCAAAACAGTTGTCTAAAAAATTTAAATTTAATTATAGTGGTATTCATTTGATGTCTCCAGATGATGAAGATTTCAGTAATTGCTGGGGTTATTGTGTTGATGGTCATATAGTTGTATGTGTTAGGCGAGGTAGGAGATATATGGCTTTAGAGGAAATATTAGATACCTTGATCCATGAGCTAGCACATTTAGGGCAGACTGATGATGATTTTATTACTATTAAAGCATTACATGACAATAAGTGGAAGAAAAAATATGATAATTATTATCATTGGATTAAAAAATCTTTATCTAAAGGAGAAAATGAATGTCTGTTTATCCCGGAGATATAGTAGTAGACCCTCATAAGAGGGAAAACGACATCGACAAATTGGACAATTCATTTAAAATTGTTGTTAAAGACTTACTTGAAAAATTAGAAGCCGCAAAAATTCCACTAGAATTATTTGAGACTACTAGAACCACAGTACGACAGCAGATGTTGTATGATAAAGGATATAGTAAGACCTTAAATTCTAAACATATTGGCGGGTTTGCGGTAGATTTGGTATATCATGATGAAAAGAAGGGATGGTCTTGGGACCTGAAAAGACCGGAAGTTAAGAAAGCATATAAAGAAATGGTACATCTAATTCTTGCTTTAGACAACAATAACATAAGATTAGGATATAGCTGGGGCGATTGGCCACACATTGAACAGAGGCGGACAACATGATAAATGATCATTTTTTAGAAGAATGTTATCGGTTGCGTGAAATGAAGCGTTTTACTATCCGTCAGGTGAACCGCGATACTTCTCCTGCTGAACACTCGTGGTTTACTGGCATATTGGGTCTATATGTCAGTCTTAATAGTATTTCGCATAAATATGACACTTTGAAGGTTGTGACCAGATGTATGTTACATGACGTGCCTGAGGCTGTAACTTCAGACATACCATATTTCATTAAACATCACAATAAAGAATCAGAAAGAATTTTTAAATGTTTGGAGAGTAAGATAGTAGGCGAGCTTTATGTAGATGGCATGGCTGAAAAGGCTGCTGGCATCATTCAGGATGCTATCCTGGGGTGTAAGGACGATACTATTGAAGGTAAATTAGTAGCTCTATGTGATTTGCTGGAAGCCATGTGGTATTTGACAGAAGAGAGAGTACGTGGTAACCATAATAAATGGATTGATGAAGTATATCAACAACTAATTGAAATGATTACTGTAAGTAACAATAATCTTAAAGAACCTCTAATTGACGACATAAAGGATTATCTCACAAAATCATTTGGTACCATTGTGACGGTTAATTGGAGTGACATTCTTGGGGGGGGATATGATAAAGGAATGTCTAAAGAGGCTCATAGCCGCTGCAATACAAGAAAACATGGGGCGACTAGAATTGCCCGCCAGAAAAAGTCCAGACGACGCTCCAGATCAACCAAGAATATTTGATAATGCCAATATGGCGGGCGAAGTCCATGCGGCCTATTTAAGTTTAGTAAATCAAATACTTGGGCAATCACAAGTTATAAATTATCAGTATAAGCGTCTTCTTGCAGTAGAGACCTTTCTTAAAGAACTGCGTATTACATTTGATTTTAGTGAAGAAGAAACAGAAATGTTAGACGACCTTTTAAACTCCTATGGTTTGGATCGTACTTTATTTATAGAGGGAGATGCTAGTGTCCAATGATGATGGTTATACTGGACCAAAATGGAATTGGGGCGATCCTGCTATTAAAGTAGGTGTGCTCACTGAAGAAGAAATTTTATTAGCCAAATATCCTTCTAAATATCAAATTCCCTTCTCAGTGTTGGTTAGAAACCTTAAAACAGAAAGCGATTCTATTGTTACTCTTTGTTTGGGAGTACAAGAAGCCATCAATGCTGGTAAAATAGCATGGTCTTCTCCCACTGATGCACCATACATTAAATTTAGGATTAGAACGGAAATGACTAGACAACGAAGGGTGTTGCGTAAAAAAGCCGCTAAAGCAGCTTCATTAATAGATTAGCATATTCCTCAGCTTTTTTATCTAACAAATGAACCCATTCTTCGTTAATGATTTTAGCGCATTCTGGGCAAGAGCGGCGTTCAGCAAATTTTTTTAAAATATCTGACTTACCCTTTGCCACTGCCATCCATTCATTAAGTTTTATAATCTGATTGTGGTTATTGTCGCATTTGTCGTCATTCATTCTAGACTCCTATTGTCTGTCGATAATGTCGTCGTGGTTTGGACCAGTACCAATAAGTTCAACTGGTAGTCCTGTTCGTTTTTCAATCATGTCAATAAATGTTTTGACTTTCGGGGTCAACTCGTCCCACGTTTTGGCTTTATAACAATTCCAATCAACATATTGTATAAAATTGACCATTAATTTGGTGGCTGACGATACGCGCACAGCATGGGCTAAACCACCCCATGAAAAGGTGAACACACGACGTAGACGTTTAGTTACGGTAGTTAATTGTTGTTCATAGAGTTTGTCTATTTCTTCTTGTGGCATACCTGCTCTCATTCCAACTTCTGTCCATGTTAATTCTTCCTGATCTGAATAACCAGGACCAGAGTTACCAACTTCTTTGTTATTTTCAATAATGTTGCCAACTCTAATGGGCGTACTATGTATGTTAAGATAGATATCACCAATTTTATTGAGGGGTGGTGCCATATCAGCAATAGCTTGCAATGAATTGGTGGAACGTGATGTACAATAAGGATATTCAATACCATGGTGTATGTCTAGGCCGATGCCTTGTGACACTTCGTGAAAAGCAGTATAACCACTTCGTAAATAATCATGTAGGTGTGCCACCATATTAGTTAGTATATGTTCTTGCAGTAAATCACTGTAGTCTCTTGCCAACTTTAATCCTGGTCGTCGTAGAATTTTATCAGCAAGATATGTGCCTGCCCCTTGGCATGTTGAGGCAATAGATTTGGGACCATCAAGACTATTCTCTTCTCTTGCTTTGTGTTCACTGGTTACTATTCCAGCTCTAGGGTGTATCCATAGGTATTGCGATCCCATTTTGCATGCTTCTATTTCTTTTAGAAGTTGTTCAATTGTGAATATGGCGGTTGGTCCAATAAATACATGGGGGTTATATGTATCGTCTATTTTATGCATATATGCCCCAGACGGCAAAACTTTGGCGATAAATACGTCATCGTCCTGTCGGTATGTGTGTCCGGCGTTTGGAGTGTTAGTGGAGCAAAGAACCTCTGGACGGTATTTTTCAGTGAGATAACAGTACATCTTGGCCTTACCAGAACTGCCCGCGAATGCGTCCACCAACATGTTGAATTTTGTTTTTTGCATATTTCACCCCTTTGTGTAAAATAGTTTAGCATGATGGTGATGCGAACAATAATGTTTATACTAATTTATTATGGGCGCAAGGATGAACTATAATGGGGGCATGTTCTTTGACAGCCTGCCCTTATAAAAAAGGAGAACACCATGAAAAGAAGGACCAGAACTTGTCCTCATTATAAAGAGCTTTATCTTAAAGAGAAAGCCAAAAATCTTCAATTGAAGGATGAATATAAAGCGACACAATATAAAGAACCAGAGCCCATGTATACTAAGCCTACTACTAGTTATAATTATACATCAAAATATGATCTGGCTCCGGTTGGTTTTGATAAAATTACTGGACAAACACATAAAGCGTGGTGTATTCAGACAGAATGTGGTAATGTTGAGTGGTTCCCAAAAAGTCAGTGCTGTTTAGCCGGTCCAAATACCATGATGGTACCAAGGTGGTTACTTTCTGAAAAACACATGAGCGCTTAAAAACTACTAATTAAGGGCGGGCTTTCAAAGGACATAATAATTATGCCACAGTGTAAATGGTGTCAAAAACAGTTTGAACCATCTAAATTCAACCCCAAGAAAAAATACTGTTGTAAGTCTTGTGGTAAAAAGGCTTACATGAAAGAATATAACCAGAGTGGTGCTGGCATTAGGAAGAATCTTGGCCGAAGAATATGTGGTGGATGTCACAAGGAGACTAACGATTTAGCTAGAGACGAAACATATGGCGCTTTATGTAAAATCTGTCGAAATGGTCTGAAGGAGGGTCGTAAGCCAGCCACTAGTCTATATAGTAATATTGGTTCATGTTTGCACGGGCGCGATTGGTGGATAGGACGTAGGTTTGGGAAATTTGAAATTGTTGGTGTTCCTGCTGATATACTCTATTATGGGCAGGGTACAGAGACCAAGGTAACGGTAAAATGCCAAAGGGGGCATTTATCACAGCAAGAAGTTAGGCAGTTGGGTGGTAACTGCGCTCAATGTACCGTTGACAGTGAGAATAAGCAAAAGGCTTTTGAACTAGTGGACATACCCCATGCAGCTTCCTTCGAGGAATGGAAAGAATGGCTTGAGGGGCATACAGATTTGAAATTGTTGGAATCTCCAGAAGAATATTGGTCAAAGGGTCAGAATATACGTATAAAACTATTATGCTGGTGTGGGAGAATGTGGGAACCCCGATGGAACGATGTAACATCAAAGAGAATAGTCTCCTGTGGCTGCGTTAATAGGTCTTCGAAGCCTGTGGACCAAATTATCGAGCACATTGAGTCTTTGGGTTTTACAGTGGAAAGGGAAAAACCGTTTGACGAGTTTCAAGCGGACATATTCATAAAAGAAAAGAATCTAGTTATAGAGTTTGATGGCCTATATTGGCATTATAAGGATATTAATGATTTTAGGAAATATAATACCTATATGAAGTATTGTCATGAATATATGGGTATATATGAGGATGAATGGAATGCTAGCCGACATACGGTATTTAAAATGCTTGATGAACGACTCGTGGGCAATTCATCATTAATGCCTAAAGTGGAATTTTCAACATTATATAGAGATGAATACACTTCATATCGATTAGACAGCATTGACAACATTCTGGTGTCTATAGATATAGATGTGAATGGTGTTATTGTGAATTTTACTAGGACCCATCTATGGGATAAAATTCTTATGAAGGATTTGTGGGCTGCAATTTTAGAAACAAGGGATAATAGGGAATACACTGTTGTCCTTGATAATCGTAAGAATGATAGGTGGGTTTTTGAATTATTGGGATTCAAGAAGGTGTGGGATGTGGCCCCAAAATTGTGGTGGATTGATGGTCAACGACGCATAAAAGATGACGATAAAAGTAATGTTAGAGAGGGTTGGCAAGAACTTCATGACTGCGGACACCAACAATATGAATATAAAATTTAGTATTCTAATTATGGCCGGTGGTGATGGTCTTAGACTCGGCCTTGACAAACCAAAACAATTCTGCAAATTTTTCGTTGGAAGTGAAAAGACATTGTTGCAGGAAACTTTTGAGAGAGCAAAATCACTTGGTTCGTGCCCTATATATGTATCTACTCAAGGAAAATTTGCTGATTTAGTCTTAGAACAACTTCCTGGATTACACAGGGATTTTTTAATTACAGAGCCGGTCAAAAAGAATACTGCGGCATCATTGGCCTGGTCGATGGAAGTTATAGGATCTATTCAAGGGCGGACAGCTCCAGTGATATGTATGCCATCTGATCATTTAATCGTTGATTCTAGTCGTAATTATGAAATCACGATGGCTGAAGCTTGTGCAGAGGCAAAGTCGCATAACTGTTTAGTAACAATAGGTATAGCACCGTCTTTCCCATCTATTCAATATGGATACATAGAGATCAAGAATAAATGTGTACTTAATTTTCATGAGAAACCATCTGAGGAACAGGCTACCAAATATATTGAAAAAGGATACGTATGGAACAGTGGTATATTTGTCTGGTGTCCCTGGACTTTCTTAGGTGAATTGGTTCGCAATGACAATAGGTTTGACATACCAATCATAGAAAAACTTGAATACTTTTCTACCGTTCCTTCAGTATCGGTTGATTATGCTGTTTTAGAGAAGAGTCAAAGTGTACATTGTATTAAGGGATTTTTCAAGTGGAGTGATGTTGGAACTACTGAATCAATAGAAGGCATGATTAACGATGTTGATTTTAGGAAAGAGATATTAGAATGTCTGATATAATCGAAAAGCCATGGGGTTGTGAAAAATTGTGGGCATTAACTGATCGTTATGCTGGTAAGATAATTAGTATTAAAAAGGGTTGTAAATTGTCGTGGCAGTATCATCAATACAAGGATGAGGCTATATATGTATTAGAAGGTCCGCTGGTGTTGGTATATGGGGACGACATGAAAGAAACTACTCTTGGTGTTGGGTCTTCGTTTCACATTCCTACTGGGATGAAGCATCGATTTTGGGCTAAAGATCACGAGTGTACAGTGGTTGAGGTATCATCTCCTGAGTTGTCTGATGTAGTAAGAATATCCGATGAATACAATCGGGTTTAGTCATGAGTACTAGTAAATAATGGGCCACTAAAGGGTTTGTTTTGGGCTTCGTCTTGAGGATGATTTTGGTCGGTGTACTCACAAAAAGTCTTAAACCCAAGGTTGGTTTTAAATTTCTTTTTTCCCTTGTTCAGCAATTGTAAACATCTAGTCTGTGACACTTCCAATTCATCAACTAATTCTTGACCCTTTATTTCGTCTTTTGGATCAAAATCTGGATTGGTATATATTGCATAACGTAATCGTATGGCTTTCTCTTGGCGGGGTGGTAATTGGCTAAGAGATTGTTCTATTTTTGTCCTGAGTGAGTCCATATCCATCTTACGTATGATCTGATCATCCATTGGCATGTCGTCTGGTGATTCGCTAGGTATGGTATCAATAAAAGAACTGCCATTGTCTGCGTCTTCGTTGAATTGCTGGCTATTGTCATTGATTATATATGTCACTCGCTGTGCAGATTCACATAATCTATCTAACTTCTGTAATGAGTACTTTAATTCGGTTGCCAATTCGTCTTTGGTTGGCTCCCTGTGTAATTCACCTGCCAGTTTACGTATTGCTCGGTGCATCTTATTGGTATGATTATTTATATAGACTGGAACTCGTACTGTGCGTGAATCGTTTGATACGGATCGTGAAGCATATAACCATATCCAATTAACGGCCATAGTGGTGAACTTCGTTGGCTTTTGTGATGGGCTGAAATGTGGGGGATAATCATATTTATCTATGGCAGTCATTAAACCAATATTACCTTCTTGTATGAGGTCAGAGAATTCAATACCTTTATTATATAGTGGCTTAACAACGTAGATCACCAATCTTAGATTGGTTGTTGCCAAATCATTGCGTGCTTTTGTGTACTCGGTGGCTATCTTTGGTAATTTACAATTATTTAGAATTTTTATTATAATGTCACTTTTGAGTTTCAATCGATAAATCATCTCGTGGCGTTTGTTAATGTCTTCTTCTTTTATTAAGTCATTAATTTGGGCTGACAACATTTCTCTGGCGCATTTCATGGTGATTGAAATATGTGCGTTGGCGGGGGCGGACCCATCTACTTCGTCTTGATAGTCTGTGTTGGGGGTGGTGGCATTACTTTTGTGTATATCGCATACCATTGTTGATATTTGTAGGTCGTTTTTGAGTATGTTGTTATATATCTGAAATAATTGTTTCAAACATTTTTTGGTGGAAGCTATTTTATATAAAGTATTGTCTTTAGTCTGTTCAAAATTCTTTATAATATTTCCAATTTGTGATTTGTTTAATTCTGGTATGGAATTAAAGTATTTGGATATTATCTGGTTGTCATTTTGCATATTACCTCCCCCAGGAGTGTAAATGGGTTAACAAACTGTCAATTTTATCACTTTTATTGCTTCTTCATACGAATAAGAATAGACACCTTTAATTTTTTGGGTGGTTCCATCAGCCATTTTAACTTTGACCGAAGCACCACCCATCCCATTTTCATTATCACTAATGTGTAGGAAGGAAATTCTTTTTATTTTATTTATGTAAAGAGATTTTTTGTCAGTAATGAAAAATTTTTGATATCCACTCACGGTGGGAGGCTTTTTGTTGCCAATTTCACCGCTCTCTAATGCTTGCTTAACTGCTCTATCTAGTCTCTTCTCTCGCCCCATCCCTACTCCCTCAAAATTCTTTGCCGTGTTTAAAAGGTCTTAATCGGTTGTATTGCATTTTTTGGACCAATGCACGTTTCCAATCTGATGGAAAATGCTCTTCAGCATAAGCAAAAATGCGTACCATAACATCTACTATTTCTTCTAATTCGTTGTCTTTGTCGTCTTTACGTATTGCTTCTGCCCATTCTCCAACTTCGCTCATGAATGCTACTAATTGTGGTAGTTTGTCATGTAGTGGGAATCCATGGTCAATAGCACATGCACGACATTCGTAGGCAATAGCACCAAAAGATTCTAAAGTCTTGTTTCCTGGGTCTTTTTTGTATTTGAAGTCACTCATTTCACTATTTCCGGGACTGGTGTTACAATGGGTTTGGCTGCTTCGTCTGCTGCCACCTTCTTAGCTTCTGCTGCTGCAGTTTGTATCTTTGACACTTCCAGAATCATGTTTTCATAATCTTTTGACATTTCCATCATCTTTTCGAACATGCTTCCATGACTTGAAACCATTAGGTTTTGTGCCCGTACAATGTTATTGCTCATGTCGGTGAAATACTGCAGCATCTTCTGCGTCCATTGTACTTTTATCTGCAATTCTGTTTCTGTTAATTTTGGGCTTTGTGGTTGTGTTGGTGGTGTCATCATATTCTGTTCTCCTAAAAGAAGAGTGAGGGGGACTGCCAGAATCGAAGAGCTGTGGTCCCAACGGAGGTGTATTGGGTGATTCAGCGCCCCCCCACTCAGGGGTTATTTGCGCGATAATTCAAATCTAGCACATGTTGGCACATCAGCACAAGTAATCACTGCTGTGGGTTAGTTTTCATCTCATTCTGTTTCATTTCGATAATCCTTCTGTACCATACGTGCCGATCTCGGAAATCATCGTGGAGGCCAGAGAAGTAATTATATAGTACGTACCAGCTATCCTCTGTGCCCTTCCACTTATTGGAGGTTTTGTCAATATCCACATACGCCTTCTTGGTAGTGTCCGTTGATTTAGCGTCGACTGAAGCGAAGTATTCTGGTGCTCTTTCGAATATGGCCAACGCCTGTTCCTTTTTCCTAATTCTTTTTGCTGCCGCGCATAACGCATAACACACTTGGGTATATACATGCGCCAAATCCACAAGCTCATTGCACCGCGCAGCAAGCAAGGGAGCATTAATGTCGTCTATAATCCCACTGTTGGGCATTTCTTCTTTCCATTTTTCAAATGTTTCTAGACTTACATCAGCCGGAGTAATTTCATCGTTGGCTATAATGTTTTCAGCTTTCGGTATCATCCATGTTTTTAGTGGTGTGGCCATTGTGTCTCCTTATTATCGTTTGTGTTTACCATCATATATATCTATTTTAATTTGATTCATGATTATTTTCATTTCGTCTAACATAACTTTCTTTTTTTCTTCTGGTTGTAATTCATACCACACGCAGAATTTGTTCATGTGTTCTTGTTTTATGTGTTTGTGAAAATATGTCATTTCATCAAACGATAAGGATTTGTGGTGTTCGTATATCTGTGGATTGAACCATGGATTTTCTTCGGGTTCGTCTGGTTCTTTGGCCCACGGATAATTATCTGCCAGATATTTGTTCCATTTTTCTATGGCTTTTAATATAGGAGGTGGCAGGTCTGGTCTTGTTCCCTTTCGCTTGAAATAAGGAGTTTCATGTGTCAGGTGCATTTTTATCATGTCGGCAATTTTTACGTTTTCAATTTCATAATTGCTTCTAGCAATTGCATAAGCAAGCCATGCACCAAGAATAGGTACTATTGCTATGGTCAGCCCCTGCCAAAAATATTTTATGCCCAATACAATTCCGAATATTATCATCCATATGGTTACTCCTGCTACCAAACTAGTGACACCGGCATAAGCAGTCCATCCGGCCCTATTAATATTTCTTTGACCAGCTTCTTTGTTTGATATCATGTGATTGCCTCCATTATTGATTCTTCTTTTTCATTATAAAATCTATTATAGGCTTTCACTGCTTCTGTCATTAGACCAAACCATATGAATGATGGTATTGTCATGATTGACCAGTCCATAGATTGATCAAAACTCCTTACTATCAGTCCTTCTTCGTGTTTCATTACAGACAAACCGCCTACCTCACCGCTTTCTAAAATAAAGCCCCCATGAAAGAAGCAAGTTGGCATCCTAGTATTTTGGCCATCATTGAAGCTTGTGCCTCTATGTGTCTGTTCTACTATCCTCATCAATTTTAGGTTCCATTCACCAGGTAGTCTATCTACATGTAGTATCTCAATCTTTAATTTTTTCAATGTAACACTTCCTTTGGTGTCCACCCATCTAAATCGTAAATAAAGAATTGATATAGTGCATGACATTGGTTACATTCCACCACTATTGCATCGGCGTCTCTATCGACACTCTGCAATTTAAAATTATTACTTTTACATTCTAGACATGCTACTGCTCCACTTCCGTCGTCTTTAATGTTATGCGGACCCATTTGTTTAATGTCCATCATAGTATCCATGATTATACCTGTGGGGTTGGGGTGAATTCGAACCGTTTTTGGTATGGTACGATTGTGCCAATCTTTTCAAGACTTTCTCTACCGTACTTACGGGTTGCCACTTCCAGAGCGATTTTTAAGCATTCTTCATATGTGTCTGGGTATTCCGCTTTCAATGCGCTGATACTTACTTCTAGTTTGGTTGTTTCTTTGAATTCGATTTCTACTAATTCACCTTGAACTCTTTCTCCAGTTTTCATTTTGCTCTTGAGATATTTGTCCCATACCTTATATTCTTTTTCTAATGCGGTTTTCTCTTCTTTCAGTGTCCATAATGTGTCTGCTGCTTCTTCTTTTGAGATGGGGTCTTGCGTACCCATCACTAATTTTGTTTTTTTCATTTTCATTCTGGTGCCTCCCATTTTCTGTGTTTTTCTGCCACCCATTCATAGCCATTACATTCTTCTATGGTCCATTCAACTCCGTCTGGTATTTCAACAATTACTAATCTGGCACACAAGCCGCTTGCTTTTGTTTTCAGTTCTCTTACAACTTGTAGTAACAGGGGGTCAGATCTATACAAGGTGTAGGCTTCCCACTCCCCTTCTAGATCTGCCCCCAATTCGTTCAATCGTTCTAGTGCTTTTGTTGATATGCTAAAACCGCCACATGTAGAGTTAATGACTATCTGTGGCATTATCGCTTGTAGATGTTGAGGTTGACACATACTCCATTCATCAGTTGCTCTCCTGATGTTGTGCCAACAATGGTTGTTTTACCACTCTTGCTCATTCCAAACGTCTTGGTGGTGTCCACTTTAATCACCATTATATCACCTTCCATGGACATGTCAACGTTCTTTGCTTCTTTCGGCTCTTTTTTCTTCTGCTCTGTCATTTTCTTCTCCTTTAATAAAATCCTTCTATCCCACGATGGAGTAAGACCATTCTTAGTCCACCTCTGACCACACCACGTACAAACTTTTGCTCCATCTAATCTTTGAGTCGGGCTTTTCTTAGAATTACATCTAGGACATGTAACTATTGGTTCCTTTGTTCTGACTGCTTTTGTACCATTTTTAGTGCTCTTTTTACCGTTAGCATGTCCGGTACGAACGGGTTTCGATAGTGCACTGGGATATGTTTTGGCCATATCTGCCTTACCGCCTTTCCTATTGTTAAGCCATTATCTTCTGTGTCTATTACTATATCCTCTATGAGGAACCAGTTTATCTTGTTCGGTTCTTTAAACCATTGATCCAATGTGTTGCACAAAATGTCCTGTCTAGATAAGTCCCCATGTTTGTTCGTTAATCCTTGGTACCTGTGTTTCACATTACATCCTATATTTATATCTTTAATCGGCATTATATCACATCACCTCCCTTCCTATTAAGCCCCCCACTGCTTGCCCACCGTCACGCTCAGGGAGCCGTCACGGTGACAAGTTAACATTTAACCATCAATTAACCATCAATCATTTTGCCAAAAGGTGGGGTCTGTGCGTACGAATCTTTCCCCGTTTTTATCCATACTGTTTTGTACGCTGGGTGATTTTGTGGGAAATCTGTTGCCATGTCACTAAAGAACAACAGCAAATCTGGTTTGACATTGTTATTCTCAATGTAGTCGAAGACAGGACGAGAGCTTGTACCACCCCTCCCCCTGAGGTTAATTTCTCCTTTGATTCTACCGAGTGATGAAACATCAGACACTTCAGCATCACATTGGATTAGCTTGCCGTCATATCCTTGTCTTTTGATCCATCGCAGAATGCCGTACGCATTTTCCAATTCAATGGTTGACATAGACCCTGATGTGTCCACTGCTACCACGAATTTTGGTCCATACATATCCCTTGATCCTGCGTACATGGGGAACCTCTTGTTACGTCTTTTCCAATAAGAAGATTCCTGTACGCTGTTGGCGATGCTCTTACCTACCACTCGCTTGAGCATTTTCATTATGTCTCTGTGCTTTTTCCACTTGCTTAGGATTTTTTCTACTACGTCACCGCGTACCGACCCCTTCATTTTAAGACCTTCCATTATACTCTCCACTTTGCCTCGCCATACCTGTTCTACCGTGGGGTCTGTGTCGCTCCATTTGCTATGATCATCGATAGATTGTTTCTGCACCTGCCCACCTTCACAGTCTCCAGGGACTCCACCCTTTCCTTGTTGCCCACTCTTTCCTTCACAATTGCGTGGCTTACCATCTTTCCCTTGCCCGCATCCTTTACATTGTTCCTTGGCTTGTTCTAACAATTTGAGATAATAAAATTCTCTTGTTTCTCTGTTTGAAAGATTATATGCATCGTATGTACACAATTTTTCCTTCATTGTTAAAGGCGGATCGGCAAATGGACGTTGGTTAATTTCTATGTCTGCTGCAATGTTGTCTATCATGTGATTCTTTAGATTACAAAACACGTGGGCCAGAATCACATGGTACAGTTCGTGTGACACTATGAATCTCATTTCATTTTTATCTAGAGAGTCCATCCATTCTTCATTATAAAACATGTTGATATAATTATGATCCATCCTCACTCCTGCTGTGGGGATGTTGTTATTGGGCTTTATTACTAGAAAGTCTGCAAATTCTTGTAATAGTGGGTCTTTTATCACTAAATACAAGATTGCTTCCTGTATTTTCTGTTCTACTGGTTTTGGCATTGGTCTCCTTTCTAGCTGATTGCCTCAATGACTTCTTGTGCAACGGTGGCGTACTGATCGTTGGTGGTGTTAAGCCTCTTATCGATATGCTTTAGATTGCGGATGACATATGCAATCTGGTTTTTACCAAAACCAACAATTCCTTCTGTGAATGCCTTGTTATCTTTGGGTTTGTTGTCCTTAGCGTGCTGGTTAATACGGTTAAGCAGCACTCTCTTAGGCAGAGTTTCCATTACCTTTACTTTTTCCGTGTACGATGCTGGGTTGTCTACAAATTCTTTACCAGTTGGGATGGTTGCAAGGATTGCTTTGTTCTTCCATGTCCCCACTCCGTGTGAACCGACACATGCACCCAATAATTCTAACCCAACCTTTTCTGGCATCTGATCAATGATGGGCAGAACAGATTGAAGCTGTCTTAATCCCCTTGGTGTCATTTCTTTTTCTGGGAGCTTATAGCTTCCATTGAGTTTGACGTGCTGTTCCCCTAGGATTGCCAATTCTGTAATCCTTGGGTCAAAGTTGGCCAGTTGATAATATTCGATCACCGCTTCCAGAGAGTTGTCGGTCTTGATGAACAGGCATCTATCTACCACCGCTTTGTCCATCTCGGTCACGCTGTAATCGTCTGTGTCGGGATTCATGGCCCCAATGATTGACACGTGTGACAGATCATAATTGGCCAGTTTCTTCTGATCCAAAATCTGCATGATGGAGTCCATCAGCACCGGCTTACATCGGTTCATTTCATCCAAAAACAGCACCCCTCCGTTTTCAAGGCGTTTAAACATTTCTACTTCTGAGAAGGTTGTTACTCCATCTTTGATTTCTGGTAGTCCAAGAAGATCCCCTGGGGAGTCAAGGCTACCGACCCTGATGATTTCTAAGTACATCCCTTTTTCTTTACAGACGTCGATTACTGTCTGCGTCTTGCCGATTCCCGCTGATCCGGTTAGAATGAGGGGTGGCAGTGCTACGTTGTCCACAAATTTCCCAACCACTTGTTTTACGTCTACCATCATCATGTGAAACCTCCTTGGTGACTACCCTATTATGGGTGTCGTTTGTTGGTTTAGTAGTACTTGTTTTTATTTTCCCAGTCATTTAAAAACTGTGCTATTGTGTCTAGTTCTTGCCCTCCATTTTGTCTACCTTTCATGTCTTTGCTGGCTCGGAAGGTAATATTTGCACACTCAACCATGCCTTGGTCTTTATGTCTTCGTAATTTTAAAGAATATTCCATGGTCTTTGTTATGGTGCAAGTTATTATGAAAATCCATCCATCTCTATTGTTAAAAGCTGGTCCACTTATAGTATAGTCATCGATCGGGACATTCGCGGGCAGTAACGATATAAATTGTCCCATTATGGATTCGCTATTGTCTGTTTCTAACCAGAATGCTTTGGCCATCATTATTATTTTGTCTAACAATGTTGTTTCTTCTAGAATTGTAGATTCCATTTCACCGGTTTGTTGCATTGGCAATCCTATTCTTTAGTGATTGGGCAATTAGTCCGTTGATATAATCGGCTTCTGGTATGCCAAACCCCTTTTCAACGCCTTCCCCCCTAAGCAATTTGTGTATGCTATTCCCTCTTAGGAACGCAAAATTGTCTTTAACGGCCTTCCTCAATTTTAACAATCTTTCTAAGGCATCTATGCCCTTGTAATATGACTGTTGGAAATCTACGCGCACTTCGTTCTCCTGTATAGATAATTTTAATCTAAAATCATATGATGGAATTTCAATTGATCCTGAGTTTCTATAACTGAAAGAGAATGATTGGACGTTTTCGTCATATTTGTTGCACAAATCAAAAACCTCATATATTAGGTCGTAGTTGTCTTTGTGTCTTACAGCAGACGATCCCGCCCCTAAAACTTTGACTGTTTGTAAATCAGGTACTAGGTAGCCGTTCAATTTGGGCATACTTGCTCCTTTCATTCCATCTGTGGGTTATCAATGATCAGCTGCTGCCAATTCTTGTAATTTGATTTCTCTGCCAATTTTAAGCAATTCCCCAACTTCTTTCTTTTTCTTTTCTGTTACATTTTCCCATTGTTTTTTACCAGAGCATTTTAAAGAACAAAAATGCTTTTTATTTGGGTTTTGCTTATATTTGAGCCACAGATTCTTTGTTGGTCTGTATTGGCGTCCGCAGAAATCACACACTACTATATGCCCACTTCGTTTTGTCCCCCATGATTTTTGTTTGTTCTTTATTTTGGTTTTAGTTTTTATTGGGGTTACTAATTTTTGGTGGCCATGTCTGCCCCTTGCTGCGCACGATCTATTACAGTATTTTGGTTTATGTATGGGGTCTTTTAGACCTCTTAAGTGTGCGTATATTTGTGGTCTGAAACCCCTGCCGCATTGTTTACAATGGTAAATAACTCCAGTGAGCTTTTTATTAGAGCGTCCGGCTCGTTGTTTGGGTGTGTTTTGTGGGTGGTAAATTTTTGGCTTAATCTCTATTGTCTGAGGTGGTGTGTTTATTGTCTTAACCTCATCGCCTTTATTAATTAATCTTTTAAATTCTTCAACTGTGCAATCAACTTCGATCCCATTCATTATTGCCTTCACATTCGCTCCTTTCGTTTTGGCCATTTTAACATGGCCGGTTTTGCTTCACAAGGAAGCGTACATTAGTGGTAATTTTACTTGGATATAATTTTCGTTCATTGTTTATGAAAGGCACCCAAGGGGACCACCCACAGAAGCGATCAGCTTCCCGTTAAAGTAAGGTAATATCCGATCCCCTTAGGTGGGTGCTGTTACCAGCACCATTTTAACTATGCATAAGTCTATTATTTTAATTAATGACTTTCTCTTTGACATCAAATTTTACCTTGCATTTTTGACACGATAATGTAATCTGATTGTCAGCATCTTTGTTACCGATAAATTCTGTGTGGCCGCAATTAGGACAGCATAGGTGTTCTTGTCCGTCTTGGTCTTTCATGAATGTCATTTCTTCCATTTATTTATCTCCTTTATTCTCTCTTACGATGATGTTTGGATTGTAGCCGTCATGATTAACTAGGCTGTCTTTAATTTCTTTGGGGTCGATCGACACCCTCGCCCCATAAAACACAGTGTCTAAGTGTATTTCTTTTCCATTATCTGGCAACATTACATCAAACGATTTTATGGCTTGTGCTGCTTCCATAATCTCCTCCTATTCCCAGTCCCATTCAAAACCAAAACCACCATGGTCAAGGTCTTCAAAGGTGTACCCGCATTTGGCACAACTAACCGACAATAAATTATCCTCTGCGCTATCTTCTTCAACCATTAGCTTGCTATCTTCATTAAACTTTCCATCGCTTATTTGTGAAACGATTACTTGAAAATCATTATTTTTGCATTTCGGGCATTCTTTCATATATTGCCTCCTTCCCCCGCCCATATTTGAGCGCTCGGCGGGCCGTACACATAGCAAGTTAAAGTTTATTTTACATTTCTGTCTTGCTCCCTAGGTCTGCGGTGGAATGCCTTTTCTAAGCATAGTTTGACATATTCCATTTCCACCACACGACCATTTTGATAATATGATATTCTTACTTTTTCATATCCTCTATTGAGAGATTGTATTTTGTCTCTAGCCACTATTTTAGCTAAGCTTAATGTACGATAATCGTCGCATCGACATAGCATTTCATGGCCAACAAATAAAGTAGCATGATATTTGCCATCTATAGCCATTTTCCCTCCTCCCTTATTTCACTTTGTCAACATTCCCATCATTGATTTTAATCTGTAGTAGCATGCCGCCCCCTTAGACTTGAAGAGTTCGTCTGGCATATATATATGCCCATAACGTAAATCATTTTTTATGTCATATTGCTTCCACATGTACTCTTCATAAGGTGGTTCACAACCTAGGCACATAAAAAGGGATTTTTTAGGTCTTTTATGTTTTGTGGACGGCCAATACCAGAATTCTTCTGTGTCTTTATAAGCCATCACACCTCCCTTATTTCACTTGGTCATTAACGTATTTAATGTGATTTTCTATTCGTCTTTGTCCCTCTGCACTTGCTTTGGCGTAGCAGTCAGGACAACTCATCTTTCCTGTTCCATAAATCATGCACCAATCAATGTGATTTTTTGAACATGCCCCGATTGTAAATATTACTTCTTTTTTTTCTTTACTACAGAAGTCGCATACTAGTTTTGTTGGATTGCTCACATTACCTCCGGTTTTATCCATGTTTTATGGTCATCTGATTTCCTGTTATGTCATCACCCATCCATTCGTCGTAAAATGTCATGATTTCTCCTTTATGATACTTGATTGCCCTAATTGGCCATTGCCCCTCAATTGTTTGATGGTAACTTCTATGTCGTATCTTTCTCTATAGAATAAATTTGTTAAGTATTGTATGGCGTCTAGCCTTGCCTCAATTTCGGTTTCAAAGAAGGAATGATCATCTGTCTTACCCCGTATTGATACTGAGCTAGCCCATGGCCGTAACATATAACCAACCAAAACTTCGTATTTTTCGCTTATCTGCCAATAGTATCCTTTGAAATTTTTCTCGATAACTAATTTATATAGTACTTTTTTGTCCATGTTTCTCCTTTTTGGCGTTGCAATAAATGGTCACTGCCTTTTGCTCAAAGTTTTCTTTAAATTTGTCCATAGGGGTTGTAAAGCGTCCAACATCTTGTTTATACCCACTGTTGTACTTTATTCTAACCCCCCTAAATTCAAAGTTAACCTCGATTCCGTAATTGATGTCATTCCATGTTGTTCCATCGATCATAGAGTCATATAATCTGTTAATTAGGTCTATTTCTATAATTTTTTGGTCCACGTTTCTCCTTTAAAAATTAAAGATAACCTTGGCATATAGTCTAATTTTCATCCAAAAGCCACTATACTTCTTTACGTACCTTTTGTGTCCAGCCATAGCTTCATCATATGTGCTGTACCTCTCCTGCTCACTATTAGGCGCAACACCGCCGAACACCATAGTCTCGAAGATAATGGGTGGGCCGTCACCAAAGTTGTGGTCAATGCCCAAAAAAATGGTAGATATCATGACTCCGCAGACCACATCTTTACCTAAAATCCTCTTCTTGTCATTGTCATTGTACACCTCGACCAACTCTTCTAAGCTGCATTCAGAGACGCTGTGATCGTCGTTCAGTTTGTAGTGCGGCATTTAAACCCCCCTCTTGGAACTAGACGATTAGAAAGCCAAACATTAAGACTAGATTTCTTTTTTACTGGTTTTGGGGGGGTTCTCATTATCTGAATAAGTTTTGCCCCTGTGATGAGGCCATAATCTTCTTCTTTTATGCTTCTTAATATCTTCATTGTTTCTCCCTAATGGTCGTTTTTAGCAGCTTTACATGTATTCTTTTCCAAATTTTCTCATCTCCAGTGTCGATCCATTTGCTATAATCTTGGAAATTTAACATTTGCAGCTTCGGTGGTGGGAAAGTTTCTACTAGGGTACATAATCGTTCTAATGTTTCCTCTGTTAGGAGTCGAGAGAAAGAATTTCCTTTGTACCAATGCATAACCTTACCATCGCAGTCTGGGTGTTGATCTTGCCAGAAGTTAAATGATATTTTGTCACAATTACCATTAGAAATTGATAACGTTAACCATTGACCATTACAGAGTATATGTATATCATTCCATCTTATTTTGGCTAATCTAATTCTAACTTCTCGCATTAATTCTTCGTTAATGATTTTCTCCTTTCTTCTTTATTCTCTTTCTCAGGGCCAAATCATAAAATTTATTAAAGGCCCTTTTATCTCCAGTCTTGATCCACTCGTCCATTGTTTTAAGGTTGACGAATTGAAGATTTTCTGGTTTCAAAGTTTTCATAACATCTTCTAGTCTGTCTATTTCTTCTTCCGACTCAAGCTCACGGTATGACGATTTAATATCGATCACTCCTGCTGCCAAGCGTCTGTATGACGTTTTCCTGCTGTAGTATTTCTTGCCTTGGCATTCTGCCACCATCCATTTAGTGGCGTCCCATTGGTTCATCTGGCCATTACAAAGCATAATGAGGGCGTCACCCACGAGTGTTGAGTTGTCTCCACATGTGCATTTTGCATACCCACTGCATGGATAGACCTTTATTTTACCAATAACAGAGGCTATCTCGTGCCTCAGGGCTTTCTGAAATTCTGGTAATTCAGACTGCTTACCGTTTACGTACCTTAATCTGTCTTCTGCCGTTTTGTAGTTCCAACGATTAAATTCGACACCTCTTTTTATTTCTACCTTTTTCATTGAGACACCATCTTTTGAAAAGACCAACCTTGGGTATTCTTCGCCCGTTTCGTAGTTCAGTTTTACAATTGCTTCTTTTTCGTAAAACTTGTTTAGTAGGGAAAGCGCCTTCCCAAAATTCCATGCGTTTTTTGGTGTGCAGGGTTTGGGCCATACCTTCATGTCTCGACCCATCATATAACTCAACCCCAGATCGTCTGCAACTTTCTGGAATCTTTTGAAGAATTTTTGGTCCATTTAGTA